TACCAAGCGATTGCAGACATCGGTGCTGGTGTTGGTGCTCCTACTCATTCCAGTGGTGATACTGGATCATGGCGTTACCTCGCGGCTGAGGCAACGGAACAGAAGGGACTGGCTAGTTTTGCACAGGAAGATTTCGACGTTGACAGCAACGGGCATGTCACAATCGCCGCAGTAGGTGTTGATAATACACAATTACAAAATAATAGAATTTCTTTTGCTGATGGAAATACAAAAGAAGATTTTGAACTTGATCAAGAACTTACTGCAACCTCTGGATACAGAGGATTCAATTATCTTAACTATCTTAAAGTTAATGATACGAGCGGTAATCTACTCATTGGCGCTAATAATACGGGGGACAGCGGAGCTGGCGAACTTGATGTTAATGTACGGTCGTACTTCTCTGACGCTGATATTACTCTTGACGGCGCTCTTAATCAGACACTGGATAAGACTGGGGATGGCAACTTAACGTTCCAGTTAAGTCAGAATACTGCTACAAATAGAAACTTTAACATTCTGACAACTAATGCTGGTTCTGGATCCAGCAACATTATTATTACTGCCGAAGATACTATACAGATTAGTGCATCTGAAGCAACTGGTAAGGTCCATGTAGAGGATGCAAAATTCCAAGATAATTACATCGCCACAACCAATGCGACGATGAATCTGGACCCTGGCGATGATCGTGCTGTAGCTGGCACCGTTCGTGTCTGGGGTGACCTTCAGGTAGATGGAACTACCACTACTGTAAACAGCACAACTCTGCAGGTCGATGACCCCATCATTACTCTTGGTGGTGATACTGCACCTACAACCGATGACAACCTTGATAGAGGTATTGAGTTTAGATATTATGATACTGAAGCACGTTTAGGTTTCTATGGTTGGGATACTAACTATACCGATTTAAGTGGTCATGGAGGCGGTTATCGTTTCCTTCACGCTGCTACAAATACTTCCGAAGTTTTTGGTGGTACTGATTCTGGCATCATTGCTGGTAATCTTAAGTTAACAACTAACACTAACTCCACTTCTAATACAACTGGTGACCTTGTAGTTGCTGGTGGTGTTGGTATTGGTCAAGACGTTAATATCGGCGGTTTGGTTGATATTGACAGCACTCTGCGTGTCCATAGTACCTCTCGCTTTGATGACAACGTTGTCCTTCAGGGTGCTTCTAAGACACTTCAATTAAACAATGGAAGCGGTACAACTCGTATCGAATTACAATCTACTACAGGCAACGCTTCCTTCTATGGAATTGTTGATATTACAAATGATCTCAATATTAATACTAATAAATTTAATGTTGCTTCTGCGACTGGTAACACCCTTATAGCAGGTACTTTAGGTGTTACGGATGTTGCAACCTTCACTAATAATATTGATGCTAACGCAGATATGACGCTTGCCGGTGATCTCCACATGGAGAGCACCAATGACATCGATGTTGCTAAGAATGGCTCAACTGGTGTATGGGAGATTCAGAATAACGACTATGGTTCTCTCCGTGTTGACGGTGGTATGTATGCTGCTGGTGATGCACTGATTGATGGCACACTCCATGTTAACGGCGCTATTGAAGTTAAGGATAGTGCAACAGAGACTGAATCTAGACTTAACTGGTTGAGAGTTAGATACAGAGGTCGTTTTGGTGACAGTTACCAAGCATCTCCATCTTATGCATCTCATAACTTCTCCACCTTAAAAGCACATGGTGGTGCAGGTATTATGAAATCCCTGTATGTTGGTGCTACTGGATCTAACGAAAGATTTGCTGTTGGTAAACTCAATAGTAATGATAGTGAGATGTTCACTGTTATTGGCGCAACTGGTGATACAACTATTCAGGGCACCTTGCTGGTTGAAGATAACGTAAACTTCAATGGCACCTTAGATGTTGATGCAGACTTCGCTGTCAGAAACGGCACAACTGACAAGTTCTTCGTTGATAATGTAACTGGTAACACCAACATTGAAGGTACATTAACTGCTGATGGTCACACTGAGTTAAACTCAACTCTCAATGTTGATAACAATGTCACACTTGGTGCTCAACTAACAGTTACTGGCACAACCGAGTTTAATAATACTGTTGATGTTGATGCCAACTTCGCTGTTAGAAATAACACTACTGATAAGTTCAGTGTTGAGAATGGAACGGGTAATACTCTTATTGAAGGTACTCTTACCGTTAATGATGCGGTTCTGATTGATAATTCAAACTTTACTTTGAATGGTAATGCAGACACCTTCCAGATTCAAGCACAAGGCACACCTAAATTCACCGTTCTTTCTGATAGTGGTAATACAGATATTCAAGGCACATTGAATGTTGAAGGTGCTTCTACTATCGATGATACTTTAGGGGTAACTGGTGTTACGAGTTTGACAGTATCTTCCCAACAAACACTTACAGGGTCTTATGCTGCTGATGGCGCTTTAAGAGTGACTGGTGGTGTTGGTATTGCTAAGAATCTTGCTATCGGTGAAGGTCTGAGAGTATATGGATCTTCCGAATTTACAAGCACAGTAAACATCAATAATAATACAAATATTACAGGTAGAGTTGACATCACAAATACTAGTGATGCAACAACTTTCGCTGACGGATCTGTTGCTCTTGTGAGTGATGGTGGTCTTAGAGTTTCTAAGCAAGCATGGGTCGGCGGAGATTTCCATGTTTGGGATAACGCTAACAACAGAGACACCCTCACCGTAGATGTTTCTGCTGGAAATGCAGATCTCTATGGCAGATTGGTTGCAGGATCTCTTCAGGTTGATGATAGTGATTTAATTGCTGTAGGTACTGGAGATGACTTTACCCTTTCTCATGACGGCACAGACACATATCTAGATAATGATACAGGCAACATCTACCTTAGAAATAATGTTGCTTCTGATGTCGGTGGTGATATTCTTATTCAGGCAAAATCTGGTGAGAATAGCATTGTCGCAACACATGATGCTGGTGTTGATCTCTATCACAACAACGTACTTCAGCTCTCCACAACTGCTGCTGGCGTAACAATTGCAGGCGATCTTACAATCAATGGAACAACAACTACAGTCAATAGCACGGTCACAACTCTCGATGACCCTATTATTACTCTTGGTGGTGACACGGCACCGGCATCTAATGATGCTAAAGATCGCGGTGTTGAATTCCGTTATTTCGATTCTGCTGCTCGGATTGGCTTCTTCGGATACGACAATTCCGCCAACGAATTCGTCTTCTTAACTGGTGCAACTAACACATCTGAAGTTCTTGCTGGCACAGATAGTGCTCTTCGTGCTAATAGTCTTCGCCTTACTGGGTCTGGCACAACTCTTGATGTTGATGCCAATGCCAATATTGATGGCACCCTGACTGTAGATGGTCAGATTATCTCTCAAGTTTCTTCCGGTCCTGCTCTGGTTATTCCTACCACTGCTAAGATCAACAATCTGAACGCTGACCTTCTGGACAGCATGACAACTGCGAGTGCAAACATTGCATCTACAGTTGTTAATCGTGACTCTAACGGTGACTTCTCTGCCAATCAAATCACTGCTGCTAGTGGTGTTGGTGCTTCTGCTGGTTTCTTGGGTAATGCTTCGAGTGCAGATATCCTTAAGACTGCAAGAGTTATCACCATTGATGGTGTTGTCAACGGTAATGTTTCCTTCGATGGATCTCAGGCAGTAACTATCACTACCACATATGATGATGCAGACATCACTGCTTTGGCAGCACAGACTGGTACTGGATACATGGTCAGAACTGCTGCTAACACCTACGCACATCGCACGTTTGCTGTCACAGCATCTTCTGGTATTACACTAACCAATGCTGATGGTATTGCTGGTAATACTACAATCAACGTTGCTTCTGCATCTACTAACGCTGCAAACAACCTGGTTATTCGTGATGCTAACGGAGATTTTGCTGCTGGAATTATCACGGCAACTAGATTTGTTGGTGATGGTCAATTTGATCTGGTTGCTCCAACTACATTAACCAAAAATATTGCACCTGATACTAACGATTCTTATAATATCGGTAATGGCAGTGCTAGATATTCAAATATTTACAGTGTTCTTGGTAATTATTCTGGAATGATCACTGCATCTGGTGGTGTCACAGGTAACTTAACTGGTAACCTTGTAGCATCAGATACAGATACTAAAGCAGTTAGACCTGATACTAATGATCAATATAATCTTGGTCTCTCGACTCGTAGATGGTATAATGTTTATAGCAATCAGGGTAACTTCTCTGGAGCAATTACTGCCGATGGTGGTGTTGTAGGTAATCTCACTGGTCATCTCGTAGGATCAGATACAGACGCTAAATCCATTAGACCAGATACTACTGATCAGTATAATCTCGGTCTTTCTACTCGTAGATGGTTGAATGTTTATAGTGGTCAGGGTAACTTCTCTGGAGTGATTACTGCATCTGGTGGTGTCGCAGGTAACTTAACTGGTAATCTCGTAGCATCAGATACAGATACTAAAGCAGTTAGACCGGATACCAACGATACATATAATCTTGGTCTCTCGACTCGTAGATGGTTGAATGTTTATAGCGGTCTTGGTAACTTCTCTGGAGCAATTACTGCCGATGGTGGTGTTATAGGTAATCTTTCAGGTAACCTTGTAGCATCAACTACGGTAACTAAAGCCCTTAGACCTGATGCTAATGATAATTATGATCTTGGTCTTGGATCTCATAGATACGCAAATATCTATAGCACTCTTGGTAACTTCTCTGGAGTGATTACTGCATCTGGTGGTGTTATAGGTAATCTTTCAGGTAACCTTGTAGCATCAACTACGGTAACTAAAGGTATTAGACCAGATGCCAACGATACACATATTCTTGGTCTTGGATCCTATAGATATGCAGATATCTACAGTGTGCTTGGTAACTTCTCTGGAGTTGTTACTGCGTCTGGTGGTGTTATAGGTAACCTGAGTGGTAATCTTGAAGCATCAACTACGGTAACTAAAGGTCTTAGACCAGATGCTGATGATACACATATTCTTGGTCTTGGATCCTATAGATATGCAAATATCTATAGCACTCTTGGTAACTTCTCTGGAGCAATTACTGCCTATGGTGGTGTTGTAGGTAATGTCACTGGTAACGTTACAGGCGATGTAACGGGAACAGTTTCCAGTATCAGTAATCATGATACTGACGCACTCTCTGAAGGATCTACTAATGTCTATTATACAAATGCTCGTGCTGACGCTAGAGTTAATTTACAGACTGGTACAAACCTAGACCTTTCCCAAAAGGACACCGACGAGATTGCTGAAGGCACTTCCAATCTGTATTATACCGAAGCAAGAGTTCAGACAAAACTTGATAATGCATTTGCTCAACTTAGTGCGATGCTTAACAATCTTGCAACTAGCACTACCTTAACTCTAAATCTCAATAGCAACCCTGTTCCGGGTGATGTAGTGACCCTCAATAGTTCATCTCTGGTTGCTGGAACTGGATATACTACAGCAACTGGTGTTGCTACAACATCATCTGCTATTGGTAGTAACTTAACAGTTGATATCGTAGCTGTTGCTGGTGCTATTACCTCAGTAACAATTAACAATGATGGTGATAATTATGTAATTGGTGAAACAATTACAATTACCGGTGGTAATGGTAATGCAACGATTGATGTTTCCAACATCAAACAAATGCAAGTTGGTAATACTATAACTGGATCTACTTCTGGAACTACGGCAACTATCACTGCTATTGGTGCTACTAGTGTTACTGTTAATCAAGTTGATGGTTTCTTTAAACTTGGAGAAACTGTTTCGGCTGGTAATGTAGACACCCTTACAATTCCCTCATTCGCATAATAACAAATGTCAGCAACTAGACCCGCTTCTAAAACAGAGTTAAGGGATTATGCTCTTCGTCGCTTAGGGTATCCCACAATTGACATCAATGTTGCCACAGCGCAATTAGATGACTTAATTGAAGAGGCGATTGATAAATTCCAAGAATATCACTACAGTGGTAGTTATCAGACTTTCATTAAGATTGAAGTTACTGATGCTATCAAAACTGCTGCTCAAAGTAGCACCCAAATAAGTGGAACCAACTGGTATGAAAACAATAACTATATTGATTTACCACCAGATATTCTTGGTTTAAACAATGTTTATACTCACATCGGCGCATCTAGTATTGTTCCTGGCAATATTTTTAATATTAAATATCAAATTTTCCTGAATGATATCTATGCTATGACGCATGGGCATATCCTTCATTACTTTATGACTTCTCAGTATCTTGAGACTTTGGATTGGATCACAAATTCTCAAACATCTAGAAGAGTTAAGTGGAATGAAAATCAAAATAGATTATATATGGATTTTGATTGGGAAGAGTTGCAAGCAGGTGATTTTATTTTAGTTGATTGTACTATCAGACAAGATCCTACAACATATACTCGCATGTTTAATGAGCATTGGCTTAAAAATTATACTGAGGCATTGTTCATGGAACAGTGGGGTCGTAACTTAAGTAAGTATGATGGTATTCAAATGTTGGGTGGTGTGAAATTAAATGGTCGTCAAATTCTTGAAGATGGTGTGAAACAAAAAGAAAGACTTGAACAAGAAATCAGAACTACATTTGAACTCCCCCCATTAGATTTAATCGGATAAAATGACTTATTCAAATACACCAGCACAAGATTTCGTTCAGAGCAATCATGCAGATCCTGCACGATTGCAAGCAAATGGTTCTGCACAAGAACAAAAATTTATCGAGAATCTAATTGTAGAAAGTATTGAAATCTACGGTCAAAATATTTACTACCTTCCTAGAACTTATGTCAATAGAGATACTATCCTAAATGAGGTAGAGACTAGTAATTTTACACAAGCATTAGCAGTTCGTGCTTATGTTAATAATGTAGAAGGATGGGAAGGTCAAGGTGAACTTTTAAGTAAGTTTGGTGTTCGTGTTGAAGATAAGACAACTTTTATTTTCTCTAGGGAGAAGTTCACTTCAGCAGTAGATGATAATGCTGCCCTGAATGTTGAGGGTCGTCCTAATGAAGGAGATCTTATTTGGTTTCCTGCAACTAGACATTTGTTTGAAATTAAATTTGTAGAAGCAGAAAGACCCTTCTATCAATTAGGAAAAGGTTTTGTTTGGGAATGTCAATGCGAACTCTTTGAGTACAGTGACGAGTCTATTGATACAGGTGTTGCTGAGATTGACGCCATCGAAAATACCTTTGCTAATGCCATTACAGTCAACTTTGCTGTTGGTGGAACTGGGGACTTTACTATTGGTGAAATTGTTGCGGGTGGTACATCTAATGTAACCGCCGAAGTTAAAGCATGGGATTCTGAGAATAGACAACTTCAAATTTATAACAGAACTGGAATTTTTACTATTCCAGAGACTGTTACTGGTCAAACTTCAGGTGCTGCTTGGACATCAGCATCATATAACACACTAAATAATGTTAACACCCCAGACACAACTGATCAAAATTATAACTTTGAAGTTGCTGATGATAATATTATTGACTTCACTGAAACTAATCCCTTTGGTTCTGTTGGTTCCATTACTGATACTACAATCTGATGTTAGGCAATTATTCATATAACGAAATTTTTAGAAAAACTGTTGTTGCGTTTGGAACTTTGTTCAACAACATTGAACTTCGTCGTAGTAACGAAACGATGAAAGTGCCTTTGGCATATGGTCCCAAACAAAAGTTTCTGGCGCGTCTTGATCAAACACCGGATCCTACAAATAAGAGATTACAGATTACATTACCGAGAATTTCATTTGAAATTAATGGAATTGCATATGATTCATCCCGAAAAGTATCTCCTACCCAAAAGGTAAAAGTTCCCAAAGATGGTGATGGAAATTATAATATATTCATGCCAGTTCCTTACACATTAAATTTTGAACTTGCAATTATTTCCAAAACACAAGAAGATGGTTTACAAATTCTTGAGCAAATTTTACCCAACTTCCAACCTCATTATAATCTGAGTGTAAAATTATTGCCATCGATGAATGAAATTAAGGATGTTCCTGTCATCCTTCAACAAATTCAATATGAAGATAGTTATGAAGGAAATTTTGCAAATCGTAGAGCTATCATTTATACTTTACAATTTTCCGTAAAGACATATCTCTACGGTCCCACCAGAGAAGCGAAGATCATCAAAACTGCTCAGGTCGATTACTATGCAGATACAAATGTCAATACAGCACCAAGAGTACAAAGATACAGCGTTGTTCCTACCGCAACTCAAAATCTTACAGGTACTGCTCTAACTACATTGTCTAATGCTATGGACGATTCTACAAATGTAGTAGTAGTTGCTGATGCTACA